TCCGACGTGGTCAAGCGCTACCTCGTGGACAAGCAGTCCGGCAGCATGGTGGTCAACATGACCATCGAGGACGTGACGCACTACTCACCCGAGCAGCGCGCCGCCATCATCGCCGCCTACCCGGAGCACGAGCGCGAGGCCCGTGCCAAGGGCGTCCCGATGATGGGCTCGGGGCGCGTGTTCCCGATCATCGAGTCGGCGATCAAGTGCGAGGCCTTCCAGATTCCCAGCCACTGGCCGCGCATCGTGGGCATCGACTTCGGCGTCGGGCACCCGGCCGCGATGGTGTGGATGGCGTGGGACCGCGACACCGACACGCTGTACGTCTACGACTGCTGGCGCGAGAGCGACCGCACCGCGGCCGAGCAGGCGCTGATCTACCGGCCCAGGGGCGCGTGGATTCCAGCAGCCTGGCCGCACGACGGCCTGCAGCGTGACAAGGGCAGCGGCATCCAGTTGGCCAAGCAGTACGCCGCAGCCGGCGTGGCCATGCTGCCCGAGCGCGCCACCTTCGAGGACGGCAGCAACGGCCTGGAGGCCGGCGTGTCCGAGATGCTGCAGCGCATGCAGTCGCGCCGGCTGCGGGTCTTCTCGCACCTGAACGACTGGTTCGAGGAGTTCCGCATGTACCACCGCAAGGACGGGATCATCGTGCCGCTGATGGACGATTTGCTCAGTGCAACCCGCTACGCAATGATGATGCGCCGCTTCGCGAAGACCCAGTCCGAAGCCCAGGGCAACCCCTTCGCCCTGATCCTGCCCAGCGGCATGGGCCGCCCCATCGACGACGTGATCGGCTACTGACATGCCCCAAGCCCTGCGCGCCGGCGCCAACTACGAAGCCTCCCCCGATTTCCCGGAGGAGATGACGCGCCCGGAGCGCACGGACGACGAGCAGCAGCGCGACGATCGCGAGGCCAAGCTGGAGCGGCTGCAGGCCTTCAGCGCCATCATCACGAAGCTGCGCGACGAGTGGATCGCCGCGCGCCGCGCGACCGGCTGGGACCGGCGCGTGCAGGAGGACCTGGACCAGTACCACGCCCGTGAGTCGGGCGTCGGTGACCCGGCCGACATGATGTCGTCGGTGCAGGCCGGCGGCCCGGTGACCCAGGCCAATGCGGGCGACCGCAAGGCGGCCACGCGGTCGCGGGTCTTCATCGGCCTGACGCGCCAGAAGTCCAACGCGGCCGAGGCGCGCCTGGCGGACATCCTGCTGCCCACCGACGAGAAGAACTGGGGCATCCGCCCGACGCCTGTGCCCGAGCTGGCGCAGATGGCGCTGGACGGCTCGCCCGCTGTCGACCCCGCGACCGGCGGCCCGATGGTCCTGAACGCAGCCGACCCGACGACGGGCGAGATGCGGCCGACCCAGGTCAAGAAGTCCGACATCGCCCTGGCCGCCGAACAGGTGGCGCGCGGCAAGGCCAAGGAGATGGAGAAGGAGATCGAGGACCAGCTCGTCGAGTGCGACTACAACGGCCACTCGCGCAGCCTGATCCACAACGCGGCGGTCATGGGCACCGGCGTGCTGCGCGGCCCGGTCCCGTTCAACAAGACCCGCCGGTCCTGGTCCGCTGTCCAGGGTGGCGTCTACCAGCTCACCGAGATCGAGGAGCAGAAGCCGGCCAGCATCTCGGTGGACCCGCGCTACGTGTGGGAAGACCCCGACTGCGGCGACGATATCCAGAACGGCCGCGGCATCATCGAGCTGGAGCAGAAGACCAAGCGCCAGGTGCGTGACCTGGCCAAGCAGCCGGGCTTCATCCGCGAGGCGCTGGCCAAGGTGCTGGAGGAAGGCCCGAAGCGTAGTGGTGCGATGGTCGACGTGGCCAAGGACACCGAGCGCAAGCTGTACCAGAAGAACTCCTACGACGTGTGGCTCTACACCGGCGAGATCGAGCGCGCGGAGCTGCGCAACGCCGAGCTGCTGTCCGGCGCGCGCGACGCCGAGACGACCGAGGACGAAGAGGAAGACCCGTTCGAGACGGTCAGCGCGTGCGTCGTGGTCATCAACGACACGGTGGTCAAGGCCTACCCGAACCCGATCGAGACGGGCGAGCTTCCCTACGACTTCTTCCCCTGGGAGCTGGTGGCCGACAGCCCGCGCGGCTACGGCGTGCCGTACCTGATGCGCGCGCCGCAGAAGGTCATCAATGCGGCCTGGCGGATGATGCTGGACAACGCATCGGTGTGCGCCGGCCCGCAGATCATCATGCGCAAGGGCAAGGTCGAGCCCGAGGACGGCACGTACCAGCTCTACGCCCGCAAGGTGTGGCTCTACACCGGCGAGGACGGCGGCAGCCTGCAGGACGTCTTCGGGCAGGTCGAGTTCAACATGCACCAGGCGGAGTTCGCCAACATCATCAAGCTCGGCGTCGAGCTTGCGGATGCGGAGACGAGCACGCCGATGATCGCGCAGGGCGAGCAGGGCAGCGCACCGGAGACGGTGGGCGGCATGCAGCTCCTGCTGAACTCGTCCAACGTGGTGCTGCGTCGCCTGGTCAAGCAGTACGACGACCGCATCACGCGGCGCCACATCCGGCGCTACTACGACTACAACATGGCGTACTCCGACAAGGACGCCATCAAGGGCGACTTCAGCGTGGACGCCCGCGGGTCCAGCGCGCTGCTGGTGCGCGACATCCAGAACCAGGCCTTCACGAACCTGCTGGCCGCTGGCGCGAACCCGGTCTACGCGAAGTTCATCGACGAGAAGAAGCTCTTCGAGAAGGCCCTTGCGGCGCAGCACATTCAGCCGCAGGACATCATGAAGACGGACGCGCAGATCAAGCAGGCCGAGGAGCTGCAGAAAGCTGCGCCGCCGGACCCGCGCATCGCCGCCGCCGAGATCACGGCCAACGCCAGGCTGACGGAAGCCGAGACGCGCGAGCGCAGCGACACGGCCGAGATCGAGCTGCGCCGCGAGATCGCGCTGCAGAACCACGCGGCCCAGGTGGCCAAGCTGGAGCTGGAGCGCGACATCGCCATGCTGAAGTACGCCTCCGAGCAGAAGATCACCCTCGAACAGGCCAAGGTCCAGCTCGCCACCGTCGCGATGAACAACCGGCAGAAGAACGAGCAACTGCAGACCGAAGCCACCCTTCGCCGCGAGACCGGCGAGGGCATCTGACATCCCAACCCACACCCACCCATGAAGCACTCTCTCCTGGTTCTGACTCTGCTGGCTGCGCTGCAGGCCCACGCGCAGACCAACACGTCGCCCGCCAATCCGGCGGCCGACGTCACGCCGCACCTCTACCGCTCCGGCGTGCTGATCCGCTCGAACCTGGCGAGCTTCGCCGCGTGCGTGCAGGCCGCGAAGGACGACGCCAAGGCGCGCAACGACTACAGCCCGACCTACGGCTGCGACACGTCGCGCACGAGCTTCAAGGTGGTGCAGGACGTGGTGGCACCGCCGCCGCCTCCGCCGCCTCCGCCGCCTCCGCCGCCTCCGCCTCCGCCGCCTCCGCCTCCGCCGCCTCCGCCTCCGCCTCCGCCGCCGCCGCCGACTGGCGCTGCGCTGTACTTCAGCGACTGTCAGACCGGCGCGGCTGCGGGCTGCGTGCAGGGCAACAACGCCAACCCGGGCACCCAGGCTGCGCCCAAGCGTGACCTGGCCGGCATCAACGTCAACACCCTGGCCGGCGGCACCTCGCTGCTGTTCGCGCGCGGTGGTTCGTGGAACTTCGCGCTGGAGGTGGACAACCGCGTCGTGACCGAGGCCGCGCCGCTGACCTTCGCCGACTACGGCGCTGGCCCGCTGCCGCTGCTGCGCACGCCCAGTGGGAACACCTTCACCTTCGGCCGCTACAACAACGGCGTGATCGACGGCGGCTACGTGTTCCGCAACCTGCGGTTCGACGGCACCGGCACCGGCACCCACGGCGCGATGGTCCAGGGCGGCACGCGCGGCGTGGTGTTCGATGGCGTCGAGGTCTCGGGCTTCACCATCGGTATCCACATTCAAGGCCAGGCCACCGGCCCCAACGACCGGCTGACCATCCGCAACTCGTTCATCCATCACAACTCGGACCACGGCGTCCTGGGCGCGGGCAACGCGGACTTCGTGTTCGAGGGCAACCGCGTCGAGGACAACAACCCCAGCGGCGGCGGCTTCGAGCACGGCACCTACTTCAGCCCCGGCCCCATCGAGGCCCGCAACGCGCGCATCGTCGGCAACGTCTACCGGCGCAACAGCGCGCCAGGCGGCGTGTGCAACGGCGGCAACATGACGCTGCACGGCATCTGGGACGGCCTGCTGATCGAGGGCAACACCGTCGAGCAGGCCGACGCGTCGGGCGGCTGCTACGGCCTGTCCATCACGTCGGGCTACAGCACGGTCGAATACTTCCGCAACACCACGGTGCGCAACAACACCACGGTGAACGTCGGCAACTGTTCGGTGTGCATCTCGGCTGCGCCGGGCATCCTGGTCGAGGGCAACCGGGCCATCGACACGCGCCCGACTGGCAGCCAGGTCGGCGTGCTGATCCCGGCCACCGCGCCGGGA